ACTTTTTAAAATAGCTTTTTGTAAAGCTGGTGGTAGTTTTTTTTGTTTTGCTGTTAACATTGTATTCTCCTTTTAATTTGCAAATTTACCATCTGACCATTTGGCATCTGGTAATCCATTTATATACTTATTTCCTGAATATGTCAGTACTTGTTTTCTATTACTATCTTCTTTATAACTTACATGTATCCACCCACTATTAGGTTCTCCCTCTTTCCAATATTCAAGTATAAGTTGATCAAAATCACAATTATTTTGAATCCATAAAGCTACTTGTAAATTAGATATACCAGCAATTTCGAAATCAACAGCTTCTCCTTTTGTATGCTGTGATGTAGGTTTTGAACCAATAGCTTCACATAATGCTGGGCTTCTATATCCTGAAGTAACTATAATTGGTTTTTCAAATTTCGCCCTTACAGGTTCTAATACTCCATAGCAAAGATCAGTTAAATTCTTAATCTCTCCTGAACCAGCTTTATTTTCAATATGCTTACGAGTAGCTGTCATTGATTTTTCAAATTCTTCTAATTTAAAATGTTTTGAAAGTTGCATTTAAACCTCTTATGGTTTGGTTGGAAATTCTACTGCTTCTACTTCTTCTACTGTTGTAAGACCCTCTGTAATATCTCTTAATTCTTGTCTGTAAGTTTTCCATTCATCACTCATATCTACATCAGAATTTGCTAACCAGTCTGTTTCTGCTAATAATGAATTTCTTATTTTTCTTAAATGTTCTAAAGCATCAGGCAAAGCATTAGCCTCTATTTCTTGTTGATTTTGTAAAATTTCTTCTTCAGTTTTATCAACTATTTCTTGTCCATTAGGTGTTATTATTGCTTTTTTTGTCATATTATTTTATTCCATAAACTCTTATTCTATAAGATGTAAAATTTCCACTAGATAAGTAAAATGTTAATCCTGAAACTGCTGTACCCTCACTTGCTCCATATTGCCAACCTCCTGTTTGAGAAACATATTGAGAATTATCGTGATTTTCATATGTGTTAAAATAAAAACCTGTTTTATATTGTGATGTTGATAATGGATTAACTAACCTTACAAGAAGATAACCTCTCCTTACTGATGTATTTCTTGGAGAACCCCAATTTGCATTTGGTCTAAAGTAAGATTGATTCCAATCTCTATTAGAACCAATATTTCCTGAACCAGAACTACTATAAGAATCATAACCAGCATTTTTATAATCACTTGTTGTTTTAGCAGAGCCACCCATATTTACTCTTACTTTTATTGCTTGACTATCTGTATCAACAGCAAAACCATCAATTATATAATCATAAATATCATAATCGCTTGTGTGGTGACCATCAATAGATATAGTACCAACATTACTTGAGTGTGATGTTTCATTTAATTTTACAACATCTCCACCACCAACATCAGCAAAACTTAAAACACCTGATGAATTAGTTTTTAAAAACTTATCTGTCGCTGGAGCAGTAGATGGAAAAGTTAAAGTATAAGATTGACCAGCACTATGAGGTGGAGATTTTAATTTAATTCCGTGTGAGTTTTCTGCACAATTTAATTGAATATAACCCTCTGTTACTCCTGATGTTCCTTTAGCTTCAAAACTTGGTAATGATGAAGTTGAAATTGCATTTATTTTATCTCTAGTAACAGCATCATTTTGAATCTTTGCTTCTATAACTGAATCTGTTGTTAGTTTAGATGCTGTAACTGTATTGTCAGATGGTGTACCTATGTCGAGTACATTTCCATAAACCATTATGAAATCAATAACATCGCCTGTACTTAAAGCAGATGCAAAAGTAATTGTACTTCCTGAAACTGTAAAAGAACTTATTGGTGCTTGGATTACACCATTCAAAGATACCAACATATGATTTGCAGACTCAGGTGTAAAATTAACTGAACCACTTTGCATAGTGTAAGATGCTTGACCATTAACTACACTTATTGCGTCTAGTTTTACAAAATTTCCTGTAGCTGGAATTTTTCCTATGTAACTCATAATTAATATTGCAGAGAAACGCCTGTTACTCTACACTCCTTACTTCCACTTGATTGATTTGCAAATTCTATCTTATATTTTAATTGCGTGCCTGCAGTAACAGATAAATCTGTGACTGAACAACATTTAACACCACTAGCAAAATCAGGTAATGCAGTTAATGTTGCAGTGGAATAATTGCTCCCATTATCAGCACTTAATTTAAGAACCAAGTCAGAATTTAAAGCATTAGTTCCTGACTGATCTTTGTAGGTTATAACTGCTCCTATTTTGTTTGTAGATGAACTAGCAGTTATTGTTGTTCCCTCAAATGAGCCTGTTGCATTTGATGCAGAAACTTGATTTGGTGTAAATACTTGTGTCCCAGCAGATTGAGTCGTATCATATCTATCTGTGTCAGATACTCTTACCTCATCTAAATAACCATAAAAAAATTCTGCACCACCATTTGATCTATTTCCATACATTATAATTCCACCACCACTATTCATAGTGTTTCCATTATAAAAATTATCTGAACCTTTATAAACTCCATCAATAAAAGTATATAATGTTCCGCTTTTTCTTACTATAGCAAAATGCCTCCAATCTGTGGTTTTAGCTGGGAAGTTTTGACCCCAGTTAGTATTAGCAGAATAATCTCCGTAAGTATTCCATTGTGTAGTACTTCCACCTGACCAACCCCAAGAAAGTCCAGGAGTAGAACCACTTGATGGTGTTCCTGTATTTCCTATTGACATCATTCTATTGGTATTAGTTTCAGAACTTGCTGTATAATTTTTAAACCAATGTTCTATTGTAAAATTGCCTGTAGTTGGAAAAGCAACAGAACCATCATGACTATTTAAATCTGATGTGCTTACATATTCATCAGAACCATTTAAAGATAAAGAATGAGTACCAAATTTTTTAACTCCTGTTACAAAATTATTTGAATCCATGTTATTACCTGTAAATTGTCCACCCATATTATTTGAAGAACTATCAGTATAATCTCCATTGAAATGTTGTAATAAAACTGTATTACTGTCGTTAGAAAATTCTGCTACTGATTGATAGACGGTAGCTACATATTCATCACTTGTCCTTGAAGCATTAGTTAAATTTGTAATTCCTGTGCTATCTTGGAAAACATCAAAACTTGCAGAGTTACTATTTTGTTTTGCCAAATTACCATTTGCAAAAGTCCTTAAACCCAATCGTGCAATATCTAATTTTACATCAGGGTCTTGACCTACTCCACTTGGTAAAGATGTAATACTTGTTAATGCGTTATTATTTAATTTGATTATTGTCATATTAATATTGTAAAGATACACCTCTAATTCTAGCTTCTTTAGATCCAGCTGCTTGATTAGCAAATTCAATTTTATATTTTAATTGAGTTCCAGCAGTAACAGATAAGTCATTTACTTTAGCCATCTTAATACCAGTAGCAAAATCTGGTAAAGCTGTAAGTGTAGCTGTGCTGTAATTGCTTCCATTATCGGCAGAAAGTTTTAGTATTATATCTGTATTTAAAGTATTTGTTCCTGCGTTGTCTTGATAAGTTATGACTGCACCCATTTTAGAAGTTGATGATGCTGCTGTTATAGCATTACCTTCAAATGAACCAGTTGCATTTGCAGTAAGTCCTAAGTATTGAGTTCTTGGAGTAAAACTAGAACCTGCTGTTTCGCCACCAGTTCCTTTAATAATAATAATATCGTCCATATAACCAGTAACATGATTAGTTCCATCTGATGCCGCACCAATTTTAAAATCTCTATCCCCTTTAGTAATTGCTGTTGTTGCTGAACCAGTAGAAAAACTCATAGAAATTGGATTACCATCAACCCACATACCCATAGTTGAGCCAGTTCTCCCCCAAGCATAATGCACCCAATTTGTATTAGTACCAATGTTTGAGTTATGACCACCTTGAAAACCCCAACTACCCCCACCAGAAGGGTGAGAGCCATTTCCTGAATGACCTCTTAATCTAGTTTCATTTGAACCTTGACCTAATGCTTGAAAACTCCAACCATTATAATCGTAAGATGAACCATGACCACCATGAGATAAAAACTTTTGATTAGAATTCCAAGAAGAAGAACTACTTGGTTTATACCAAAATCCCATATAAAAATCACCTGTACCATAATCAAAGTCATTTGAAGCTGAACCATTTAATTCTCCACCACTACCAAAAAGAATTGATGTTGAAGCTCCATCCATTTTAGTTGCTCCATTACTGTGAGTTACAGTTCCACCTACTGATAAACTATGAGAAGAAGTTGAAGCATCAGTAAATGTTGTATTACCATTGCTTTTATCTTTTGATGATACATATAATTTTGTATTAGTAGGTAAAGCTATTCCACTAATTGATGCTACATATTCGTTAGTATCTCTTGCAGTATTAGTTAAATTTGTAATACCAGAACTATCTTGAAATACATCAAAGGATGCAGAGTTAGTATTAGACGCATTAAGATTTTCTTGTGTATGAACTCTTAATCCAAGAGTAGATAAATCATTTACTATTTTGTTGTCATCAAAAGATGATGCGTGTTGAGATACACTTGAACTTGAAATTCTTGCATCTGCAAATGTTCCTGATGTAATTTTGCTTGTTGGCAAATCAGGTACATCGTTTGCAGTTAATGGTGCTGGTGCTACTGCTCGACCTATAAATCCCATATTTTAATCCTATGTTATTTCTAAAATACTTAATGTTGCATCAATTTTAGATGCAACTGAACAATCAATTTTCATTACATCAGTTGTTTGCATAACATATTTACCACCTGATAAAACTTCAAGTGAACTTCCAGCTGGTATTGATACATCTTTAACTACAAAAACTGTTTGATTTGTTTCTGTATCTGATGTGTCTGATTCTATTTTTACTGAAGCTGTTACTGATGTTGAATGAACATTACACATAGTTAAACCTATTACAACACAAGTTGTTGAAGATGGAACCGTATATAATGTTAATGGTGTTCCAGCAGAAGCTGGCATTGCATCATTAGTTTTTACTTTAAATGTATTTGCCATATTTTATCCTAAAGCTATTGCAAGTGGTAAAGCATTTGGGTCTGTTTCTGTTATTGTTCCTGTTACACTTACCCCACTTGGTAATGTTATTGCATTTGTTGATGTATTAATTGTAAATAATTCTAAATTATCACTTCCATCATTGACTTTAATTTTGATAGTATTAGATGTTCCGTTATCCACCCAAATTGTACCAGCTACTGCTGAACTTGGTGCAGAATTACCAATATTTGATGAGTTAATTGCACTTAAAATATTATTAAGTTCCGTACGAAAACTCGCAAAGCCTTGGTTGTCCAATACATAATCTGAAACTTGTGCCATAATTAATCCTTATAGTTTATATTAGTTAACTTTTCAAGCCATATCCTTGTGCTGAATAATCAAATGTTCTACTAATTCCTGTATTACTACTATTAAAAAATTGAATTGTAAAACCATTTTTCGTTTTATTTGATATTGTAAAAAAATCTCCTACTGCCATTCCTTGCCCCATTATTGACAAACTTGGAATAGCAAAAAATGAATTATTAAAAGTAATATCTGAACCACTAGCAGATGCAACTATATCCTCTCTTGAATCAACCCTTTTTTCGAAATTTACTGTAAAAATTAAATCATGTATTTTTGCCCTAACTTTTGCATTATCACAAACTATTTTGCATCTAAATTTAAAATATCTTCCTTTTAATGTTGTTTGTTGAGCAATTTTTCTAAAATTATTTATACTAGCTAAACTTGTATCAGAAAAGCCTACTTGTATTTCTGCACCAGCTTGTACTTCTGGGGAACCATCAAACGGTGCTTTTGCGTCCTCAAATAGTGTTGCACCTCTACCTGAATCAAATAAATCATATTCATCTTCGGTACTCATTCCTAATTTTGCACCTAAAGTGACATCATAAATAGCATCTAAACTTAATGTGTTATCAAATGTATAAAAACCTGACGATTCAATATTTCCGTTAAAATTTGTTGGATTTGTAGATTGGTTTGTACCACCTAAATCAAATAATCCTTCTGCTGATTCTATATTTCCTACACCATCATCAAAATTTGTAATGGTATCTAAAATTAAAACTTTTCTACTAGCATTATCAGTAGATATTGCAACATTACTATCCCTTGTTCCTAAAAAATTTGCCATAATTACTCACTAAAACTTTGTGTTTGAACAAATTGATTTAATCCTGATATACTTGTTGTTACCAACGAAGCGTTTGCAGAACTATTACCTAATTTATCTACTGCTTTTATCAAAAATGTTCCTGTAATTGCATTAACGGTTGCAGTATTTGATTTTCTTCTTACTACTTTTGTTAATGGACTACTTTCATTCCAAGTAGCACCACTTGTAACATTTTGAAACCTAATTTCATACCAAGAAATATCTAAATCTTCCACAGGAGTCCAAGTCAATTCCATTTGGTTAGAACCTACCATAGAAACAGATAAATCATTTACATCATTTGGAGTTTCCGTTGCGCCAATAATTTTTCTTGATGCAGATGTATAAGTAGATGATACGCCAAAAGAATTTATTGCTTTTACTCTAATATCATAAGTAGCATCATCAATTACATTTAATAATTCATGTCTTAATTGCTGACCATTGGATATAATTTTAAAATTTGATTCAGTACTTAATTTAGCTTCAACTTGATAATATTGAACAAAGGCATCTGAACTTGCTGTTATTTGAATATTTAATCTAGTAATAACAATACCATCAGCATATTCAATCATTTCATCTGTTAATGTTACTGCCGATGGTGCTTGTATTGTAAATGGATTTGGTAAATTTGTTGCTGGTGTACTTGCTACAACTGTTTTTGTTGTCCAAGTATAATGTGATGCTTGATATTCTATTAATGATAAACCAATAGTAAAATCTTCATTAAAAGTCATTGATAAAACTCTAAATGTTTTATTATTAAAACCTAAACTTGTTAATGTTATATTAACCAAATCGCCAACATGTAAATCAAATGCTTCAAAACCAACATTAATATTTAAACCAAGTGCTTCTCTAGACCTACGCAATATAATTTCCGCCATTTCTTCGGCTTGGTATGGACTTGTAATTGTTCTAAATTCGAATCTTCCCTCTAATAAAAAACCACCATCAGCAGATTTCATTGTACTATGACGGTCTGCACTTGTTAATCCACTATCATCTATTGGTGGAAATTGTATTTCATCAACCTGAAAATTTCGTTCTGGATTTACAAATGATACAATAACACGATTATATTTTGAATTTTTACTTGGACTTGCTAAAGCATAACCACCTATAATATCATCTTCATCTAAAGATATACTAGCACTTCCTGTTGTTTCAATATTTAATCTATATTTACCTTGAACAAAAGGCAAATATCCACGCATACCTTTTACAATTTCTCTAACATTATCAATTACTTTTTTTGATGTATCTATAACTGCATTACAATCAAATATATTAATATCACTTGCACTTGAATATGGTGTAACTTGTGTTTCACAAATAACTGATGCATCATAAAAACTTTGTAAATTAATATTTGATATTGCTAATCCTTTACCATATCTTTCATTGGTTAAATAATCTAATAAACAAAAAGCTGGATTTGTAGAAAATGCTGGAGTTTGTGCAATTAAACTAGAATTATAACTAACAATTTTTTTACCTTTTATTTTAGCTTGTACTGTTGGTATTCCACCAAATACATCTGGATTCCATTTAAATCTTAATGCTAAATAACAAATGCCAGATAATTTATGGTTAGTACCCCAATCAGATAATGTTGATAATAAATTTGATGCCGATTGTCCATCAGTTCCAAAATGTGGTTCAATAATTATTGTGCTTTCAGCAGATGAACCTTGAACATTTGGGTCAGCTTTAAAAAAATTACTATCACTACTTGCAACATTTCTTTGAACATTATCAGATAATGCACCATCAAAAGTTACGACTTTGTCATCTACTCTTATTTCTTCAATTGAATTTATTTCTCCCTCACATAATACTAATGCAACATATAAATAAATATTATCTGTTCCACTTGTGGAAATAAAAACCCTTGTTCCACCAATTAATCTTTCTCCATATATCACAGGAATACTTGAATTATTTGATTGTTTATTAACTAATATTCCTTTTTCTGTTGTATCAAAATCTGTTGTTCCATAATCAGGTGTATCAGGTTTTCTTGAACGCATAAATAACCAACCAACAGCAAATATACCTAATGCAACCCACGGATTAATATTTTGTAAAAATTTAAATACTCTTAATGCTTTCAATGGTTTTGTAACTGCTTTAAATGCTCTTTTAAATGCTTTATGTACCATTATTTTCTACCCCATTTAATATCAAGAACAGTTTGACTTGAAAAATTCATACCAACATCTGTACTAAAAAATCTTTGTTGTGAATTATTATTTGTTAATCTTCCTGAACGCTTTTCAAAATCTGCCCAATGTGAAACAACGGTTAATGCTAAAACTGATTCATTTTCTGATTCACTTATTGCATAAGTATCAATAGTTCCTTTATATAATAAAAAGGGATCAGCTATAATTTGATTTGTGTTACCTAAAAAACCTCTATAAATTTCCACTTCATCATTAACAATATTTTCATTTAAAGCTGTTGATATAAATGTTTGGTCGGCACCTGATAAATCAATATTTAAACTTGATTTAGATAAATCTGTTTCTTCTGTAAATGATGGTACAGAAACTAAAAATGGACTAGCCGTATATGTTTTACTTGAACCTGATATTGATGAAGTTAAATTAAATGAATTATCAGTTAAATTTACAGGTGTTGAAAATCCTATTGTTAATAAATGAAATGGAACAATTTCATTTGTTGCTAGGTGGTTTTTGACTGCTGTTGTTAAGTTTCTCGTCATAAATTTCGTACGTTGTTCTGTTTATTTTTTCACTTCCTTTTATCATAACAAAACTAAATGTTCCATCAGGAGTTTTATGCTTTCCTAAATCATTTGTTGTTGTATTTATATCTGCCTCATCAACTACTTTTTCGGCAATAACATCTACATTTATCCAATGTCTTACTAAATATTTTGCCATTATAAGTGTTCTTCAACATCAAATTCATATTGATATAATACATCTCCATCTTTTGTTGTTCCAACTGAACCAAATTCTTGAATATCATTTTCTAAATGTACGGTAAAAGGAACATTATTATAAGTTACCACACTATCATCTACTAAATTTGCTTGTAATGGTGGTTCAATGGTAACTGTTGATGCGTTTGATGAACTTGTTACATCTTCAACAACCATATATACTTTAGTATGGGAGGCAAATTTAATTAAGTCTCCTGCTTTAAATCTGCCTGTCCCATCTCCACCAAAGCCGTCCATAGCTATTGTGGTATCTCCAGCTGAATGCGACCCATTAATTAAAACTGTTCCTGTTTCACTTCCTTTTGTATTGCTTAAATCAGGTGGAATAATTGTAAAATGTTCTTTTCCTGACCTTTGCTTAACAATAAAAGCCATTAAACTTCCATAAATATCACTTCTTTTTCCTATTATTATTCTTGCCGTAAATCCAAATCTTTGATTATCAACAACCCTTGATAAATGTTTTCCATTAATTGATTTAGATGAAATGGTATTTTGTTTTGACATAAAACCCATTGTTTCAAATTTTGCAGTTGATATTGGAAATGTACCACTCATTATACTAATTCACTTCTTCCTTTTTCTGTTAAAGCATTATTAATTATTGCAGTAATTGTACCTCTATTATTTTGTAATGCCTCATCAAAACCTTGTGTGTCCATAGCAGTTATATTAAAATTAACATTAACAGAACCACCTGACGTACCTCTTGCTGATTGTGTAATTTGTCCTGAACTATTTGGTATGAATAATTCGGCACCTCTTTCGCCAACAACAACTGGTTTTCCTTTTGATACTGCACCACCTTTAGCAAATCCTAAAAAGTCTAATCCAATATCTATAAATTTATGTATATTTCCAGATTTAGTTTCATCATTTTGTTTTTTCTTTTCTGCAGTTATTTGTTTTTCTATTCCTAATTTTGTTAATAAAGCAACTATTGTTGTATTTTCTAACGCTATTTGAACACCTATTTTTATTGCCACTTCAACTAATGCACCAATTAATTTTATTAATATTTGGTCAGCTATATTTTTAAATGTATTTCCTAAATCTTTTCCTAATACAATGCTTTCAGCAATTCCTTTTGATAATCCTTTTACACCCATTTCAAATATTTCAAACGCTTGTTTAGATAAATTAGTTAATTTTTTAAGTGAATCTTCATTTAATTTTTCTATTTCTTTTCTAAATGGAGATATATTTCTTTTTAACTTTTCTGCTTCTTTATTAACCTTTTCTACTTCCTCTTGCATTTTTTTAACTTCAATTGTATTTGCTTCAATTTCTTTTTTTACTCTTTCAAATACACTTCTAATGCCTTTAATTTCTCCATTTGATTCTTTTAATTTTTCTAAAAAACCAATATCAATTTCAATACCTAGTTTTTTTAATAATCTTCCTATTTGGTCAAATATTAAACCTATTGCAAAAACAACCATTCTTCCTTTTGTACCTAACATTAAGAAACCAATAATACCCATTTCTCTAACAACAGGTGGTAAAGCATTAATTATATCTATCATTCCTGAAATACCTGAACCTATAACTTTAAATATATTTTTTGTTGCGTTGATTAATGTTACAACACTTACAATAGCTTCTTCTATAAATGTAATAAAACCTTGTGCTAAAGCATTAGCCATTTTTCTCAATTTAACTTGATTTTCCTCTACAAGTTTATTTATTGTAATTAAACCACCTTTTAAAAAATCAAAAAATCCAGCTTCATTAGTTTGTAATTTAAATTGAAATATTTTATCGCCTATCATTGAAAGCGTTCCATCAAAAGTAGTTCCTAATACTTCTGCCGCTTTTCCAAATCTACCATTTTTGCCAAAAACTTTTTCTAATGCTTCTGCTGATTGTTCTGCATTTAAACTAACGCCTGATTTAAAACCAAGCATTGCTCTAACACCTCTTTCTCTAAAAATTTCTGCTGATGCTAAACCTGATGATAATGACCTTTGTACTTGTTCTGCAGTTTGTCTAAAATCTAATCCTGTAACTGCCGCAATATTACCAACAAGTTCTAAATTTTTTCCTAATTCTTCTGCATCTTTAGAAACAACAGCAAGATTACCTGAAGCACCAGCTATTTCTTCCAATGTAAATGGAACACGTCCAGCAAATTTAACTAATGTATCAAATGCTTTTTTACCCTCATTAACTGAACCAAATAAGAAAAAGAATCTTAATCTTAATTGTTCAACCTCTCTACCAACATTAACAAATGAACGAGTTACTAATCCAGCACCAATACCTAATAATGCTGATTGAACAGAAAATATTGAATTTCTTAAATTTGATAATCCAGCTTTAATACCATTAAAAGCTACTTTTGTTTTATCTTTTGCTAATATATTTAAAACTAAATTTTGTGCCATTATCTATGCCTTGCTTTATTCATAGCTAAATCATGTTCTTCTTTTTCTAACATTAAATAGCCAATCCAATGGTTATACTCCCATTCTTCCATTTGTAAAACTTCTTTAATTGATATTTTTAACCTATCAGCAAGAATAATACAATTTTTTAATTGAGGATCAGATTTTAGTTTTTTTTTACTTGGTCAGGACTCGGAGATTGTACCATAGATGTTGCTATGCGTGACATTACGTCAGAATCTACTTTATGCATTAATGCTAATTTATCTTCTAAAACAAAAAGTTTATTACCATCTTTATCAATGGCTTTCATAACCAATATATCAGCAAGAATACTAACATCATTTAAATTATCTGATTTTTTAAATAATTTATTTTTTTCAGATAATGTTATAGGTGTCCAATAAATAACAGTTGGATTACCAGCTTCATCTTTCCATTCTTCGACTTCAATAGACTGAACGCCTAATGACTCAAAATGAGATTTAGCAGAATCTATTAACTTCATAAAGTCTTATTAGACAGTACCTCTAGTTAATGCTCCTGTGCCTTGAAATGTAATAGACCTAGTAATTACTGCGTCCATTCCATTAGTAACTGACATTCCTGTAACAATCCCTGTTCCTGTAAAACTTTCATCGCCAGAAGTTGCACCCTCTGGTAATAAGATAAAAGCAATAGAACTTCCAACTGTTAAAGTTTGTTGTGGAGAATCTGTTTCATCATAACTCATATCTAATGAGCCACTAAATGAAGTTCTCCCAGCTACAAATGATTTTGTTGCATCAGATAATTGAGTATCCTCAACAACATCTGCAGTAGTTTCTAAAGTGAATCCTGTCAATTCTCCGATTGCAGTTCCACCAGCTTTTACTACGCCTTCTTTTCCGTGGTGTGTTGCCATTTGTTATCCTTTTCCTTTTTCGGTTG